GAATAACGCAGTAGCCACGCTATCTGCCTCAATCAACAGTACGGCCACCACTGTAACTGTTGCTTCTGGTCAGGGCGCTCTGTTCCCCACTCTGTCATCAGGTGACTACTTCTACGCCACCATCATTGACTCCAGCAACAACATTGAGATCATTAAAGTAACTGCCAGATCGACAGATTCTTTGACAGTTGTTCGCGCACAAGAGGGTACGACAGGTAGATCTTTTACCGGCGGTGACAATATTTCTTTGCGAGTTACTGCCGCTGGCTTGAATAACTTTGCCGGTCAGGACAAGGACAATACATTTTCCGGAACGAACACATTTTCTGGGGCAAATACATTTAGCAGTACGGTTACGATTTCTGGGACTCTAGCTGTTCCAACTCAAACATTTGGTGACAGCGATACATCTGCCGCATCTACTGCGTTCGTACAGGCGGCATTGGCGGCTTTGTATCCAGTAGGCTCTATCTACACAAATGCTTCTGTTAGCACTAACCCCGGCACACTGCTTGGCTTTGGTACATGGACTGCGTTTGGCGCTGGTCGTGTCATGGTTGGTTTTGATTCAGGCAATGCACTGTTTGACACTGTTGAAGAAACTGGTGGTAGTGCAGATGCAATTACTGTTAGCCACACGCACACAGCAACATCGACTTCAACAGTTACCGACCCCGGACACTTTCACACAGCCGCTAGATTTAGTGGTGGTGGTAGCACTGGTGTTGGGTCAGTTGATAGTGATAACGCCTCTGTGACAAGCACCGCTACCACAGGCATCACTGTTGGCACAACAACAACAGTTAATTCAACTGGTTCAAGTGGCACAAATGCTAACTACCAACCGTACATTACTGTGTATATGTGGAAAAGGACTGCGTAATGGACGACTTAGAAAAAAACTTTGCAGTCCACGAGGCTATCTGTGCTCAAAGATACGAAGCCATCCAAAGATCTTTGGCCGACGGAGATAAACGCATGACAAAGATTGAGTATCTTTTGTATGCCGTGATTGTTGTAGTTCTGTTCGGGCCGGGTGTTGCCGCCGAGTTTGTAAAGAACCTCTTAGGGGTCTGAAATTGACCCGATCTCCCTTCTCTTTGCCGCAAATGCTTGTGTTGCCGCAATCAAAGAAGGTTGTGAGTTATACAAGCAAGCCAAGACATCTTTTATGGAGGTCAAGGCAACGGTTGACGAAGCTGTTGGAATTGCACAGGAGGTATATGGTTTTTGGGGCAAGCTGGCAAGTATGTTTGGCAGTACGCCAAAGCCAACCCAAAGCAAGCCTCTGGCGAAAAAGAAGGAAAAGTTTGTAGCCGTCGACGAGACAAAATTAATGAGTGATGTTGTTAAGCAACTCACCGAGTTTTTCAAACTACAAGAGCAACTGGCGGCGCATATAAGAGAGGCCGAACAGAAGTCCAGAACTGTTTACGATCCCACGCAAAACGATATGGAGGCCGCGCTTAACCGAGTGATGGCAATGGATCAGATGGCCGCACTTGAGATAACCATCAGAGAGACAATGGTCTACCAATCTCCTCCAGAGATGGGGGCTTTGTATAGCAAGGTGTTTGAGATGCGTGACATTATTGGGGCGGAGCAGGAGGCCGCAAGGATTGCTCAAGAACAGAAAGAAAAGAGATTGGCATGGCAACGTCACCGAAGGGAGGCAGACCAAAACCTAAAAGCAGGGTCGGTAGTCCTAGCCCTGATCCTTATCGCATACCTGTGGACATGGTTCCTGTGGCTCAACCAGTGGAGAACGACATAATGGGATTACTTGGTTGGGTAACCGCCGTTGTTCTTGTTGCTTTTATGCTTCCAATGCTTGCATTTTTGTACCTAGACATACTAAACGCAAAGCACGAAGTGAAAAGACAGACAGAACAGATTGAGAAACTTAGACGACAGATGGAGAAGAAAGAACGTGACAAAAATCCTGATACCTTTACTGACAATCCTTTGTTTGACCGGGTGCGAAGACCGCTTTCGTTACCCGTGCCAAGATCCAAAGAATTGGGAGGCCCCTGAATGCAAGCCACCGATCTGTACCGCAACCGGAACTTGCCCTGAACAACTCATAACCCCAGAGAAGGAGAAGAAGTAATGCCAACCGTTGTAATGAATAGACCAAGCCGCATGACGGCAGAAGAGATTGAGATCCGTGTGTGGGCTTTTGTAATTGTGATCTTGGTAACCATCCTGCTTGGTGCAATGGCGATGTTCTTGTACTCAGTTACCTATGTCACCCAACCAATGAACGGTAGCATGGCGGCAATTGACAAGGTCTATACCAGTCAAATCTCCACGATCATGGTGTTTATCACTGGCGTTTTGGGCGGAGTAGCAGGGCGCTCAGGTGTAAAGGCAGTGGCGAACGCTATGGCAAAAGCCGAAGCCAACGACAACGAGCCGCCCGCCCCATGAGTCTGTTTAACCCATACGTCCTGCTTGGCATTGTTCTGTCCATTCTGTCGGCTTTCGGCGGTGGATACTTCAAAGGCAAGCACGATGAGGTAACCAAGCAACAGTTGGAGATCGCCGCCCTCAATGCTCAGGCCAGAGCAAAAGAACAGGCGCTGATCTCTGCTGTATCCACCCAAGCATCCAAACTTCAGAAAGCCAACTACGATGCAAAAATTGCTGCAAAGGAGCGTGACAATGCTATTGCCTCTGGCAATCTCAAGTTGCGCCTTCCTGTCAAAACCCCCGTCTGCCCCGTACAAACCTCCGGAGATCCCCCCGCTCCCGCCGGAGATAGCGTTCAAGCAGGAGCCGAACTTGACCGAGAGGTTGCTCAATCTCTTGTCGCCATTACCGACAAAGGAGACGAAAACACCAGACAACTCAACGCCTGCATCGACGCATACAACACCATCTACCAAACCTTAAGGAGCAAACCATGAATCTCTCAGCCAACTTCAGCCTGCACGAAATGTGCAAATCAGAGACAGCTATGCGGATGGGCTTTGACAACACGCCAGATGACGAGGCGACAGAGAACCTCCGTCTTTTGTGTGAGAAAGTATTACAACCTGTCCGTGACCACTACGGCAAGGGTGTCAAGGTGAACTCTGCGTTTCGCAGTCCTGAATCGAATTCAGCGGTCGGAGGATCGAAGACCTCAGACCATTGCCGTGGGATGGCCGCCGATATTGAAATTCCGGGCGTAGCAAATGCTGACTTAGCGCAGTGGATCATGGATAATCTGGAATATACACAGTTGATTCTGGAGTTCTACACACCGGGAATTCCAGACAGTGGCTGGGTACATGTCAGTTACGATCCAAACAACTTGAAGAAGCAGGAACTGACTGCGACCAAAGTTGCTGGGAAGACGACCTACTTGAACGGATTGGTTGCTTAAATGGCTGGACTGAAGTTATCTGCTTTTGCTGGTATAGCCCCGAGGGTTGGCGTAGCTCTGTTGAAAGACAATGAAGCTGAGACAGCAATCAACACCAAGCTATATAGCGGAGAGCTTCGGGCATGGAATAAGCAGAAAGATGTTACTGGGGCAAACAACATCGTTGCAAATGCTTTGTCCATTTACAAGCATACAGATTCGTCAGGAAATGATTTGTGGCTCTCGTGGACAACAGATGTAAATGTTGTCCCGAGTCCAATCTTTGATACTGGCGAAGATCCAATCTACTACACAGGGTCAGGCACACCAAAGAAAACAAACTCAACTCTTTCGGAAACTGGGTCTGCTCCATTCCCCGGCGACTACTATGAGATGGGTGTGCCTGCTCCAGCATCTGCTCCCGCAGTGTCTGCTACTGGCGGCTCTGGTACGGCAGAGAGCCGTGTCTATCTTTACACGCACATCTCTCTCTTTGGAACAATCGAGGAAGAGTCTGCTCCATCTCCTGCATCATCTGTCGTGTCTGTCCTACCGGGTGGAACAGTAACTGTCAGCAGTCTTCCTGCGGCGGCTCCTGCTGGCGACTACAACATCACAAAGGTGCGGGTATACCGTGCGGTGTCTGGTACATCCAGCACAATCTATTTGAAAGTTGCTGATGTAAACATCGGCACAACAAGCTACTCTGACACCAAGACAGCCGCCCAGCTTGGCGGGGCTTTGGAGTCATCCAACTACAACCCTCCTCCATCTGACATGCAAGGTATTGCGTCAATGGCAAACGGCATCTTGGTTGGATTCAGAGAGAACGAAATCTATTTCTCTGAACCATACGTGCCGCATGCTTGGCCTGCTGAATACTCATTGACTGTTGAGTACCCTATCGTCGGTATTGGTTGCTTTGGAGAATCTGTCGTTGTTGCAACGCGAGGCAATCCATTTGTAATCAGCGGCTCTACTCCTCAGTCAATGTCTCAGGCAAAGATCCCATTGTTCGAGCCATGCGTATCTAAGAGATCCATCGTCTC